TCTTGGGTAGTTTAGGTATATCGAGACCTAAATAACCAAAAATGACTTTTGAATAATAAAGAACAATTAATAATTGAAGTAACGAAGTGCATGAGGAATACACCCTACGCACTTCGTACTTATTTACAGACATACGATAATACGGTATCAAAATATGTACCGTTAGATTTATTCCCCGACCAAGTTTCTTTAATTGAGGATTATGAAAATTACAATGAAAACATCGCCCTTAAGTATAGACAGGCAGGTGTTTCAACAGTAACTGCTGCTTGGGCATCAAAACGACTTGTATTTGCCAAAAAAACTAAGCCTGAAAAAATTCTAATTATTGCCAATAAATTGGATACATCTATGGAGATGGCAAATAAGATTAGAAGTTTTACCGAACAATGGCCTAGTTGGGTTGGTGTAGGTTTTTCAAACGAAAAAAATGCACAACGACATTTCAAACTAACAAATGGATGTGAGGTTAAAGCCGTTGCAACATCTCGAGATGCGTTAAGGGGTTATACCCCAACCATTCTTATCTTTGATGAGGCGGCGTTTATCGAGGCTGACGGAGATTTTTGGTCAGCGTGTATGGCGTCCCTATCTACAGGGGGTAAAGTAATTGTGGTTTCTACCCCAAATGGTTATGACGCAATTTACTATGAGATTTATGACCAAGCTCTTCGTAATATGAATGATTTCAAAATTACTGAAATGTTTTGGCATCGTGACCCTCGATATACCAAAGATTTGTATATGGTTAAAACACCTGATTTAGTTCACTTTTTATTAAATCGTGAGGAATATAACCTCGATGAGGTAATCATTGATTTATCAATGTCTAATCCATTCGAAAGGGACCATTCAATTGTAACCAAATATATTGAAGATGGATACAAACCTTGTTCCTCATGGTTTGAGGCGATGGTTAAAAAATTAAAATACGATAGACGTAAGGTCGCTCAGGAGTTAGAATGTAACTTTTTAGGTTCCGGAGATAATGTATTTGACTCAGAATTAATGCAAGATATTGCCAAAAACCAAGTTAAAGAGCCGCAAGCAAAAATGATGGGTGGTGGATTATGGATATGGAAAGAACCTGTAAATGGGCATAAATATGTTATGGGTTGTGATGTATCTCGTGGGGATTCTGAAGATTTTTCAAGTATTGAAATTATTGATTTTGATACTAGAGAACAAGTATTGGAATATGTTGGGAAAATTCCACCAGATGTATTGGCCGAAGTGGCGTACAAATGGGGCACAATGTATAATGCTTATTGTGTTGTGGATATCACAGGTGGTATGGGGGTTTCAACCGCAAGAAAATTACAAGAAATGAACTATCAAGGTGGTTTATATGTTGATGGTGTTGACACAACTAATAAATGGAAGTATGACCCAAAAATAAATGAAAAAATTCCGGGGATTAATTTTAACTCAAAAAGGGTTCAGATTATTGCTGCGTTTGAGGAGGCGATGAGACATAAATTTAGAATTTATTCAAACCGTCTTTATAACGAAATGAACACATTTGTTTATATTAACGGACGACCTGACCATCAAAAAATGCATCACGATGACTGTATTATGAGTATTGCAATGGCAATATATGTCGCGGAAAAATCATTCCAATCATTGGAGAAAGTTACCAATCATACAAGGGCGATGTTAAATTCATGGTCAACGGCAGTTACCGAAAATAAGAACTCTTCAGAGTTTTTTAACCCAATGGTGCCTCAAATGGGTAGACAACACCCAATTAATCAAGGGGCGACAAGAGATGATTACCAAAAGTATGGATGGTTATTTGGTGGGTAATACTATTTATATTACTGAGGAAACAAGTAAATTTATATCATGAGTGAACAACAAAATAATATGACGGTATGGCAGAGATTGTCCCAAACATTTGGGCCAAATTCTCTATTAAATCAAGATTATCCAACTTTTAAGTTTGATAAGAAGGAGTTATTACGTACCAAAAGTAAGGAAGAATACGAAAAAGAGAAGTTACAGGCACAACAAACCTATTACTTAACAAATCAATGGGCGAAAGTTGAGAATAACTTATATTCCCAAGCAATCTATTACGAACCATCAAGGTTATCTGCACAATACGATTACGAGTCAATGGAGTATACTCCTGAGATTTCTGCCGCGTTAGATATCTATGCGGAAGAATCGACAACAACGAATGAAGATGGTTTTATTCTACAAATTTATTCCGAATCAAAAAGAATAAAAGGTGTATTAGCTGATTTGTTTAATAACTCACTTGATATTAATACTAACTTACCGATGTGGACAAGAAACACTTGTAAGTATGGTGATAATTTTATTTATTTAAAATTAGACCCTGAGAAAGGTATTGTAGGAGTACAACAATTACCAACAATTGAAATTGAACGTCATGAAGTAGGTGTTAGTGCAAAAATTTCTACGGATATTACTCATGAAATAGATAAAGATAAAAAGTCACTTCATTTTACTTGGAAAAATAAAAACATGGAATTTCAATCATGGGAGATTGGCCACTTTAGACTGTTAGGTGATGATAGAAAACTTCCTTACGGAACATCTATGTTAGAAAAAGCAAGACGTATATGGAAACAATTATTGTTATCAGAGGATGCGATGTTGATTTATCGTACATCAAGAGCCCCTGAGAGAAGAATGTTTAAAGTATTCGTAGGTAATATGAACGATGATGATGTTGAGGCATATGTACAACGTGTTGCAAACAAATTCAAAAGAGAACAAGTAGTGGATAATAAAACGGGTAACGTAGATATGAGGTTTAATCAAATGGCGGTTGACCAAGATTATTTTATTCCTGTTAGAGACCCATCAGCACCGGACCCTATTACAACATTACCGGGAGCAACAAACCTTTCTGAGATTGCGGATATTGAATACATCCAAAAGAAATTATTGACCGCTCTTCGTGTTCCTAAGGCGTTCTTAGGATTTGAAGAAGTAGTTGGGGATGGTAAAAATTTATCATTACAAGATATTCGTTTCGCAAGAACTATTAATAGAATCCAAAAAAGTATGATTGCGGAATTAAATAAAATTGCAATCGTTCATTTATTTTTACTTGGGTTTGAAGATGAGTTAGATAATTTTACATTAGGGTTATCAAATCCTTCAACACAGGCAGATTTATTAAAAATTGATGTTTGGAAAGAAAAAGTTTTATTATACAAAGATTTAGTTGCTGACCCAGGAAATGGTATTCAAGCAACATCATCAACATGGGCTAAAAAACATATATTTGGATGGTCAGATGAAGAAGTTCGTTTGGATTTACAACAACAAAGAATTGAAAGAGCTGTTGGTGAAGAACTTAAAGCGACCGCAACTGTTATAACTAAAACAGGATTATTCGATAATATCGATAAACTTTATGGTAATACATCAGGTTCTACCACGGCAGTATCATCTGAAACATCAGAACCCACACCATCATTTGGTGGAGGTGGTTTTGAAACTGCTGATTTAGGTGGAGGTGAAGAACTACCACCGGCAGGTGAGGAAACGGTAGCCCCACCACCGGCGGGAGGTGAGGCTGAAATAACACCAGAATCACGAATGAATAACTTAAATATGTTAGTTGAGAATAACCTAATTGACGGGGCTCGAATGATTAATTTAGGTCATGGTCAAGATTCTTTAGGAGAAATTTCAAAAGAATTGGATAAGTTACTAAATTCCTAATATTTATTTAATAAAATTAAGCGTAATGACCTTCGGAAACCTAAAATCCATAATCGAAAAAAATCTACTTGAGTCATATAGTGACGAGAAAGATTTCAAAAAATCTTTAAGAGAGTTCAAACATAATGTTCTGAACAATAAATCTATGTCAAAGGCTTATGCATTATATGACCAATTAAGTACGCCTCAAGGTTTATCTGAACAGGATGCTAAAGAATTTTTAGAAGAAGGAATTAGTTTATTACATAAAATTTTACCAACAATAAAATCACCAAAAAGTCTATCAGAAACAATTAAAAATAATTATTCTGATTTAGATGTATTGGCGTATTCGAACAAATTAAATTTACTTGAAAGAGTAAACGCTAAGAAGAACATAATTAAAGTTTTAACTACTAAAAAAGAAACGGTTAAAGAATCAATTAATATTCCAATTAAATCGATGGTTAGTATTGCCAACCAAACATTAAGAGGATATATTGAAAACTTAGATGAAAACTCTAAAAAAGAATTTTTTCAATTAATATCTGAAGACACTAAAACTCTTGAAACTAAATTTGAGACTTTACGTGAGAATACAATCACAAAACTTAAAGGGATGTTAGATACTGAACAAGAATCTGAAATAAAAACAAAAATTTCTGAAACTATCGATAGATTAAAAGATGAAAAGTTTGACCAAATGAATTTTTTAAAACTTAAAAATTTAGAAGAATCTATTTAATTTAACATATTACATTATAATTCAATAAGTGTTTTTGCTATTCAAACGGTAAAAACACTTTTTTTTTTGACATACACAATAATTTCAATTATATTTTTATTATAACCAATAAACATTTATAATGAAAAACATTAATGAAAAAAGGAAAAAGTGTAAAATTAAATTTATACAATCCAATTAAATCGGTCTATGGTACCGTAGATTCAAAAAACTTAAAATCAGTTTACATAAACATTCAATCATGGGTAACCCCAAAAGAAGAATACGATAATTGGAATCGAGTTGTTTCCAATTTAAGTCGAGAGATTAAACATTCTGTTTATAAATCCATTAACACCAATTTATTCCAAAATAAAAGTATTGTGGATTTAGATTTAAGGACCAGTGGAATATCTCACGGTAAAAAATCATTCTTTAATTTAGAAATAAATCTATACACGACAAATGAATTAGATTTTAAATCCATAGAAATTAAAGACTCCGTAAAAAATATAGTCCAATCTATCTATGATAATAACATCACAACAAACAAATATTTTGAATTTTCAACCACAAAAAAAGAGGTTATCTTGTAAAGTATCATAATTGATATATTTATCTTAAAAAGAATTAATGAAACAATTAAGAATATTAGAGGCAACCGAAACCGGACACGGTATATTAGTTGAGGCAGACGCAGGTTGGGTTTCACCAAAAGACAAACATAATGAAAAAGTTTTAAAAGAGGCGAAAGAAATGGATTATAGAAACCCATTTGAATTTTATGCTGTTTTACAAAAATATGACACACCTAATAGAAACGGTAGAACATATCCTGAAAGGATATTAAAAAGAGAGGCCGACAATTATAAAATTGCAATCGAAAAAGGGTTATCAACATCAGAGTTAAATCACCCTGAATCATCTTTAATTGATTTAGACCGAGTATCTCATATCATTACTGACGTATGGTGGGACAGAAACATATTAATGGGAAAACTTAAATTGCTAACTTCCCCGGGATTTCATGAAAGAGGAATTGTTTCAACCAAAGGAGACCAAGCGGCAAACTTAATGAGACAAGGGGTTACTTTAGGTATTTCTTCTCGTGGGGTTGGTTCACTTAAAAAAGTTGGTGAAAGGAATGAAGTTCAAGATGATTTTGAATTAATTTGTTTTGACTTAGTATCATCACCATCAACACCGGGAGCGTATTTGTTTACAAATGCTGATGATAGAGACAAGTATGAAGAAAATCTTGAAGAAGAAAAAAAATATAAACAAAAAGACGATTATGTAGAGAAGTCAGTTGACTTAATGAAAAAATTAAACGACTTTTTAGGAAAATAAAAAAACACATGGAAGAAAAGTATTTCGTAGCAAAAATTCAGTATGACTTACCTGATGATAAAACAGGTAAAATTAAAAAAATTAGAGAAGAAAAACTTGTAGAAGGGTATTCAGTAACAGATGTTGAAGCCAAAGTTACAAAAAAATATGAGGGGTTTTCACATGAGTGGAGAATCACTTCAGTCTCTGAAAGTAAAATTGATGAAGTAATTCAATAATTGTTTTAATCCAATTTAACAAAAGTGGTCATATTTGACCACTTTTTTTTTACTCTAAATTAAGGTTTATTTTGTCTAATAGTTAGATAAAATAAACTTTTTTTGCTTTTGGTAATATTTATAATGAAAATAACAATAATTTTTCATGCAAGAAAATAACAAATTAGTACAAGAGGCGCTTATTCAAATGAGACAAGTTGAAGAAGCTATTGCCGAGAATGCAAAAGGAATACTTGCTTCAACTATGAAGGAAGAAATCAATCAGCTAGTAAAAGAATCTCTTTCTGAACAAGATTTAGAAGATGATGAGGTTGAATTAGATGTTGACATGGATGATGAAATGGACTCTGATGAAGAGGAAATGGATTTTGACATGGATGCTGATAATGAAGACGAAGATGAAATGGACATTGAAATGGATTTTGATATGGACATGGATTCAGACGAAAGTCCAATCGACTTAACAGGTGCATCAGATGAAGAAATTCTGAAAGTATTTAAAGCTATGGGTGAAGAAGATGGAATCATTGTAAAAAAAGACGGTGATGATATCCACTTAACTGATAATGATACTGATGAAGAGTATTTAGTTAAACTTGGTGAATCTGAAGACGATATCTATGAGTATAATATGGATGAAGAAATGGATGACACGGAATTTAATTTTGAAGAATTAGGTGAAATGGATGACCAAACAACTGATGACGTTATTGATGCAATTTTTGCTGACGGTGATGTTGACGATATCGAAGATTCTGAAGATTCTGAAGGAATTATGTTCGAAATTGTATTTGAAGACGATGAAGAAGAAAAATTTATCGACGAAGAAGACGGTGAAGACATGGTGGACTTAGAGGACGGAGAGGACTTAGGAGAGTCTTACAACCCAAGAAGAGCTGTGAGAGAAGGAAAATCAACAGTTAAACCTAAAGGTATAGTTGGCTCAGGACCTAAATTTACTTACAAAGATAAAGCCGGTGGTGGATTCGATGAAAATAAAAAAGAAGGTCCAAAATCTGTAGGTACAGGTAAAGCTAAATTCGAATACAAAGAGGGTGGAAATATGGAAGGAAAATCCAAAGTTGTAAAGGCAGAAACAAAAGAAGGTGATTACGGAATGAATAAGGGTGAAAAATCTAAAACCATGAAAGGTAAAGAAGATTACACTACTAAAAAAGGTGATACTTTAAAAAGAAAAGCTTTTGAAAAAGAAGAAACAAAAGAAGCTGCTAGAACATACGGAATGGGTTCCAAAGAAGGTAGAGGACTTAGAAAAGCGATTACTAATAACAGAAATTATGTTTACGGTAAAAATGGAGTAAAAGTAGAATCTACTCAAGAGGTGACTATGTTAAGAGAAAAAAATGAAGAATACAGAAAAGCGTTAAATGTTTTCAGAGAAAAACTTAACGAAGTTGCAATCTTCAATTCAAACTTGGCATATGCAACTAGATTGTTTACTGAACATTCGACTACTAAAAAAGAGAAAATTAATATCTTAAGAAGATTTGACGATGTTGAAACTTTAAAAGAATCTAAAAATCTTTATCAGTCAATTAAAGGTGAATTATCTAAACCGGAAATTAAAAAATCACTTAGTGAATCAGTAGAAAACAGAATTCAAAAAACAGTATCTACAGGTTCATCGACTACTTTAATTGAATCAAAAACTTACGAAAATCCGC